TTCATCTTCGCTTAAAACTTCTTGCGCGTTGCCATAAACATTATCTTGAAAATAAGATATTTGAGTTTCGTCCCATCCTTCCATATTTCTTTCAACACCACCAATTTCCCATTTTTCTGAATTAGTGTCCCATCTTCCTGTTACCCCTGCCAATGAAAGGCTAAAATTGCCTCCATTTTTTGCAGAAGAAATTGAAAGTTTTTGTATATAAGGAGTTAAATCAATAAGGCTTCCTTCTAAATGACCGCTTTTAGTTTCTTTAATACCTGCTCCATCTCCACTAAGACTTCTACACCAAATCAAGACAGATGCGTGTGGGTGCATGTTTTTATAAACTCCCGTTTCACGATTTCCTATTGGAGGAGTAATAACTCGTTTCCAATCTTCATCCGCTTCTAAATTAGCTAAAACCTCACTTTTAAAAGCAGAATAATCATTTGAGACTACTTCAATACCTTCTGTTAAAAACCCCGTAGTTTCAACTTTATTTTCAGGAATTGAAAATGTAGTTCCAATTTTTAATAATTTATCTTTTGCAAGTTTAGAATTATTTTCTGCAATTTCTTTTGGGTTATATTTTCCAATTAAGTTTTCTTCGTTACTCCTACCATCATTTCCTATAATCCTTAAAAATTCCCCCTCTTTTCCCTTGAATTGCCAAGCAGGAGAATCAATAGTTGAACAATATTCTCCAACCGTTTTTATTTCCCTACTTGAATGAGTAAATTTATGAATAGTCGCCATTTTTTAAAATTTTCCATGTTGCCACTGCCTATAAAGCGGGTCATTATTTGTAGAAGTTGAAGAATTATTTTTAATCACAGAATTTTTACCTTGCTCAATCCTCCTGCCTACTTCATCTTTAACGTATTTTTCCATTCCATCCATCATTTCTCCGAAAAGCCCTACCATTTTATCTTTTACAACACCAATTCCTTTTAAAGCAGATTCTACAAAAGAATTTTGAATTTCCGCAGTAGATTGAGTATAAATGCTTGTTTGAGTTTCTCCTAATTGATTAATGCTTTCAATATTAGTCCCCTTTAACTGCCCTCCTAAAAATTCTTTGCCCAAAGTTCCTTTATTATAGCCTTCAACTAACTCTTTCGCCGCCGCTAAATTATTTTGTAAACCAAAAGCACTTGCGACATTGTTAATTTTATAACTTTCATCGCCACCCATCCCCATTAAATATTTCATCATAGATTGAAGATAAGCCTTACTTCCCAAACCTTTTTGTATCTCAATTTGAGTATCTACAACATTCATTTGAGGATTAGTTTGACGCATTATATAGAAAGAAAGTGCTTTCATTGAATCAGTTTGAGGGTTTGATAAAGAGGAATTAATAGTTTGAATTAAATTTGAACTCCTCCCATCTCTCGCCTCAAATTGACCTCCTATTTTATCAAATTTTTGAAGTATATCTAATGTAAGACCACTTTCTACCCTTGTCTGTGTTCCCATTAAGCCTTTATGCAATTGCATATAATTTTTGCTTAAAAACTCTGACAAGAAACTCCTATCCCCTTTTTGAAATAATCCTCCTTTCTCACCTCTATCTAAAACCCCACTTATAATTTTCGCTACATCTTTGTCAGAGTTTTTGTTCCCTCTAACCAATTCCATTAAATTCATAGTGACTTCTTTCTCTACACCTAACCCCGATTGAAGTCCCATAACATTTTTGCTTACCCCTCCTAAATCAGCTCCAACTCCTCCCATCTTAACCGCTAATTGAAGTTGGAGGGAGGAGGCTTGTTCAAAGGTTAATCCAAATTTTTCTAAATTTTGGTTTAAATCTCTAATTAACCCATTTCCTCCTAAACCATTCCAACCAAAAGCGTCAACATCCCCTACTCCTTTGCCTACTCTCGCTTTCAAGGCGAAATTAGCGGATGATAAAGACTCTCTCCCTTTGAAAGTCCTTTCCATGCTTGTACCCGCAAATTCTCCTAATTTTTCTCCAAATTGAGTTCCTAATTGACCAAAACTTGTTTGACCTAAACCAAATCCTGCGATTTTTACCCCGCTAACAGCGTCAATTAAATTTCCCGTTAAGCCCCCAAACATCATTCCCATTGTACTCATCATGGGTTTGATATATTCGAGTTCATTTTTAGCAGAAGGAATACTTGCAATCATTCCTCCTGCTCGGTCAAACATTAAAGATTTAAAAAATTTTCCAAAAGGGGTTTCTTCGTTTTCTTTCTTTTTAGCTGCCTCTTGCCTCTGCCTTTGTTGGTCTCTTTCTTCCCTTTCAAATTGACCTGTTAATTGAGTCAAGGGTGTTTCTACTGCCTCTGAAACAATTTGACCGTTCACCCTTGCCGCTTGGACTTCTGCTTGTGTTCCTGACCTAATAGCTGCAAGAGTTTCCCTCATATAACCAAGCATTAAAGAATTTTCTTCATGCCTACCCCTCATGCCTCCTATTATTTCCTCTCCACCAGCCCTAATATTGTCTTCTGAAAACCGAGTCCTTAACCCCTGTATTCGCCTACGCCTTTCAACGTATTCTTCCGAAGTTATTTCTCCTCTGTCCCTTCTCCCTCTATTAGCTTCATCCAAAGCCGCAATTCTCGCCTGACTTGTAACAATTCTGTCTTCTGTAACTTGCCTTGTTCTACCTACCCCTCCTTGAAAATCTAAACGATTGTTTCTTTCAAGAGACCTAATTCTTTCTTCAATCATCCTAACTTGCGTCCTTGCATCTCTACCCGATGCAATCATGGTAGAAGCTATTTCAGAAACCATACGGTCGGATTCTGCTCTAATTTGTGCAAGGTAAGCAGATAGTTGAGGAGAATTATGATTCATAAATTTAAAATTTTATTTTATCAAAGAGTTCTTCATCCTCTTTTGATAAACTATTTTCAATTTTAGGAGTTGGAGAATTAATTTCTTCAAAGAGTTTATCTTCATGGTATTCAAAGAGTATATCAATTTGAGAAATTTCTTTATGTTTTTTTGAATTAAATGGAATTCCATATTTCTTCCTCCACCATTTGTCTAAGGGGAAATTGTAATTCCATTTAATTATTTCTTTTTTAAGTTCTTCAAACGGGTTGTTGCTCATCTTTTCTAACTACTTTGAAAATAATTTCCAACCATTCGTTATACCAAACTCGAATTTCCTTGACATAAATATCAAGTATTTCAACTGCCTCAATTAATTCAAGTTCAGAAAAACTCTTTGGAAGGTCTTTAATCAAAGTTGGACACATAACAGTCATGTGGGCTTGCGCTTCTGCAAGTGTAACTGCAAATTGAGATTCTGCTCCCGCAAATTCCATATTAAAAGAATCTGGTAACAGTTGAGATTTTATTGACTGAATTTTTTGATATTGTCCGTTGTTAGGGAATTTAACAGTATATTTTTTACCGTTCCATTCTATTTCGATTTCTTTTTTTGGCATTATTTAGCGCGAATTATCGGTGATAAATATTTAAATCTTTGAGAATGACCCGATATTTGACCTTCTGAAATGTCAAAACTATCGCTTTCAATAAAAGCTCTATTGATAGACGCATAAGGAATTAATTTTGGCTTTATAATTCCATTTGTGTCTATAACATCAGTCACTTTTTTGAAAATATCAATTTGAATACCCGTTTCTTCCAAAACCATTTGGTCTTCAAATGAATCACCTCCCGTTAAAACCCTACTCGAAACATTACTGAATTCTCTCATTATAGCTCCCGTCAAACCATCGTTTTTAAGGTCTATACTAAAAAATTCACAAGAGAGAGTTCCTTCAAAATCTGTAACAGGGTATTCAGAAGCAATTATAGTTCCAAGACCTTTTACAGGTTGTCTTCTAAAACTTTCCTCCGCCCTAATAGATTTCATTTTTCCTATCACATTGCCTTTGACTTTAATCAAGGCGATTGCCCCAGTCATTACGCTCATATTTAATTTTCAATTATAAATCCTGTGAATAATATTTTTGAGATTTCAAAGTTTGGAGTAAATTTATAATTTACCAAATAATTATCGTTGTTTTTTTCAACGAAAATTTCTCCAAACCAAGTTATAAGGTTATCTTGATTAGAAGTTGCGGTTTTAGACTGCAAAAATCCTTCTAACCAAAGTTCAATATCGGTTTCTGTTATGGTAGCTCTATTGGGACCCGATTCTTTGCCAAAGAAAGTTTTTTTAGCGTTAAAAACAATTTCTTTGTTAAGTTGAGATACAATTCTTTTCAAAGAGACAGAAAACGTAGTGCTATCAACTGCGTTAATCAGACTTGTATTTTCTTGAAGTGTGTTAATACCTTGACCCCAACACCAGCCTCCTAACTCCCCATCATAATACATATACTGAATCCCGCTTTTTAAACAAAATTCTTGCTCTAATTCACTTAAATTATGAATAGATGATTTAACATCCGCCATTTTTAAAGTGATAGGGGTTTGAGGAGCTAATCCGCAAAGGCGACCTAAAAAAGCAGCAGCAGTATATTTTGAAGAAAAACTTAATTGAGTAGTCGGGGCATAAGGATTTGTTTTTTTAATCCCTCCATGACAAACAATTACAAGGTCAGAGTTATACTGTTTTGCAATTTGAGACGATTTCCAAGTTTCGGTTTCTGAAACTGCTCTTAATTCTCTCTCATTATCCCCTCCCCCAACTACCATAAATCTCTCATAACTATTCCCGCTATTTTTAATAAAATTAAAAATTTTCAAATTGTTATTTGATAAAGCGGTCACGCCAGAACCTCCTGCAAGAAAGAAGGTAAAATCTAATCCTTTTACTAATTCTAAGGCTTTATCCATAGCCCTTTCAGAGAAAATTTCATAACCATTTCTAAAATATTCTGGCGCAATATCCCAATCATCCCCTTGAAAATGACTTGTATCTTTTAGGAGTTTATTCCCCAAACTATTATTAGGAGATAGCATGACATTTAATTTTGTCTGGATTCCTTCTGCATCTGTCCCAGCAACTCCAAAAAAAGATTTAATATAAATCCATTGTTTAGTTGAAGGCAACAAAAGCCAATTAACTAAATCTCTAACAGTATTCAATAGTGGGGATTGTAAGACAACTTCAAGGGGGGAGGATTGGGGAGGGATGCCTCCTATATGCACTTGATTAACCGAATCAAAGCCCTTATAAGTTCCTTTATAAACCTTAATAAATTTTTTGCCGTTGCCATCAGGTTTCTCATTGAAAACTCTCCATGAATATCCTCCTGTACAGTTACCGTAATTATCAAATTTTGCGTCTGCCCTCCAACCTTCGCAAACGGTTTGAACAATTAAGCGTATTTCTCCCGTGTCTGCTTGATTGGTTAACATCAAATCAATTTTTGCAGGAGTTGATTCAGAAGCTCTAACGTAATAAACATTTGATACTCCCTTAGTTTTTTTATAAGGCATGAAAAGGCTTTCACTCATTTGATAAAGCCTTCCTCCTTCAACGTGAGACCTAAAATCTTGAATTTTATCAAATAAATAAACGGCATTTGCCCCGCTTACTTCTGGGTTTTCACTGTAAACCCCCGCTCCTTGCCCGTCATTCATATTGAAACTTCCATCATCTATGATGCAAATATTCCCAAAACTTAAAGGCGAAGGTGGGTTTTTGATTCCAGATTTTATTTGAGAATAGGTTCCGGGTCTTATTTTTTCAACTCCGTTTACTAAAATCTTTGTAGCCATTTTATTTTAATTTTCCTATAAAAAATATATCCTTAAAACCGTTTTTATATAAATTTAAGTTCAAGGATTGGGTTTCATATTCTAAGTAAATTTTCAAAACTTTTGTGTAAAATCCTCTTTGCTGACTTTCAATTTCACTATTTGGAGTCAAATCCTGCCCCGAAATTGAAATATTTTCTAAACCAAGAGTTGAAAGGTGGTTTGTTAGGGAGGTTAATAAAGAACGTAAAATATGATATAAAATAACGACTTCATTTGAATTGTTAGAATTAATAACAATGTCGTAAGTTGCGTTATACCTTCTCGTTAAAAACACCCCTTCATAGCCTTCATCCACTCCCATCCCATTTCCTCCTCCCATTGTAGCTTCACTTGGAGAATTTATATAAATATTTGGGTAAGTATCTTTTGAGAGGTTATAAATTAAATCTATTTTTATTTCTTCCTCACTTTCAAAAATAAATTTAGCCTGTTCCCAAAAATTTAAATTCTCAAAGGATGCCCCAGAAGTCATATTTTGGAGTAAAGAGTTTTGAGGATTTTCTTTTAAATCTTTCTTCAAGAAGGATATAATTCTCAAAATTTGGTTGTGAATTATATATTCTGGTATTTTTAGCATAAATCAATATTTTAAACGTAAAATTAAGCGTTTTTTTTGATAAATAAAAATCGAAAATTTTATTTTTTTTATGAGTTTTTATTTGGTAATTAGAAAGAGTTTTTATAACTTTGTATAAATTAAATTATTAAAAAATGGCTTCAAGAAAAGAAATTAAAAGGTTAAAAGAATCTAAGGGATTCTTGCAAAAAATAAATTCAAAGCTCCAACTTCGTTCAGAAGTCTGCCTTGAAAATTTTTCCATAAAATTTTATGAGAGAATTTGGGAGGAGGGAGTGGAAATTAAATCAGAGGACGTAATAGCGTTTTTTGATATTTTTGAAGGGAAAATTGAAGTGTCGAATACTTACATACAAAGAGATTTTATGCAAATATTTGACACTTTCAATTTTAATAAAATTTATTGATGTCTTCCAGAATGGAATCAATGAAAGGTTGCAAATTTTTAATTTCCTCTCTTATTTCATAGAGGATTATTTGCAACCTTTCTTCTAATTCCCTCTCACTGCTAAAATTCATTATTTGATGAATTTGAGAGTCATATTCTAAAAAAAACTCTCCATTGCTTTCCCAAATAATGTCACTTTCATTCGCATTAACGAAAATTTCTGCGAATTCAAACGGGTCATAGTCGTCTGGTAGGGAGTCACAAAATTCGTCAAAGACGATTTTGAACTTAAAACCCCACTCTTTAAGTTCATCAAGAGTTTCTGACGAAGTGCAGTAGTACCTTTTCATTATAGTTTTAATTTAATTTTTTTCTCAAATGTGTTAACCAACTTCTCCCATTCTGGTCGAGATTTTAGTTCAATAAAGAATAGTTCGTCAAGGGTTTTCCACTCCTCGTATTTAAATCCCCATCTTTCTTCACTAATTGATTCATAATCACCTCCCAAAATTTCTTTGTAAACCTCATCCTGCGCCTTAACGTCTTCCTC